ACCGTGAAAACTGTTGTCATTGCTGTATTTCCGCCTCACCTAGAACTGTGTATCCATCGCCAAGCAGCACCGAAGGCACAAGGGTGGTCAAACGGTTCCGGTAAACACCCAGCATCGCCCACTCATCAGAAGTCAAACTCAACTTCCCCGTAGCGAGGTCTTTCGACAACTGGTAGGTGTAATTGCCGTCCGTTTCACTGACATAGCCCTCAGGGTTGCGGCATAAACGCAGCACCGCGTCAGCCTCAACCTGAATCAGATCCTCAACATCAATCGAACCTGCGGCGAGCCGATCATCGAGCGTGGGAACCCTGCGGCGGATCAGGCGCTCAACGTCCTCCAAGCGAACCGAAACGAGTTCCCTTTCCTCGCAGGACAGATCGCGGGACCAGCGCACCGCGACATCGTCAACGGATGCGAAAGCCATCAGAGGGACTTCGGGGCGCGCTTGCGAACCGGCTTGGGCTCCACGTCGTCTGCCGGTTCGGGGATTTCCTGCCAACCACCCGCGCCGACGAGGACGTTGCCCAGCTCTTCGGACACTTCCGCGAAAGCACCGCTGGTCTTGTTCTTCAGCTTCACAACACTTCCCCTTCTTTGGGTGGGAAGTTGCGGGGGGAGGGCAGCGATGGCTCCCCTCCCCCGACAACTCACTTGGTCAGGGTGACGAACGCCTCGGGATCGTCGACGAGGACACCGAACTCGGCCTCGATGCGGATCGCGATCAAGTTGTTCTGCCACAGCGACACCAGGCCGGAGCCGTCACCGTTGGCCGACATGTCCAGCGTGGCCTGGTCGGTCACGTCGTAGGACAGCCCGCCGATCTGGCCCCACACGATCTTCGACCAGTCGCCCATGATGCCGAGGATTCCGGTGTCGTTGTTCGGCTTCGTCGGGTCGGTGACGTGATCCGACAGGAACGTCGGACGCCCCAACACCCGACCCGAACGGAACGGCGAGTTGATGTCGGTGTACGTGGACTCGATGAACAGCGGGCGGTCCTGCTTGTCCTTCGACCCGTTGAGGACCGGCTCGGCCAGATCATCGAACAGGGTGCCGTTCCACTTCTTCTTGTCCTTCAGCAGCAGATCCAGTCCTTTGTTCAGTGAATCGAACGCCGTGTCCGGGCCGGCCAACTTGACCGACTTCGCGGTGTCAGCGACGCACTTGCCGAACGGGCTGTCGATGCCGTGCAGCACCGCGGCGTCAAAGGCAAGCGCGATCGCCTCAGCGACCTTCGTGCGCATCGTCGCGAGGTAGTTACCCGGGTTGACCCGGACAACCTCAGCGGACGCCGCGAAGATCGTCGCGATCTTGTGCGGGACCACTTCCTGCTTGGTCATCGAACCTTTGGTGACGGGCTTCTGCTCACCCTCACCGGTCCACTTGGCGCGAACATCACCATCCCAGTGCGGGATACGAACACCGGTCGGCCCCAGAGGGATCTTCCGGGCGATCTGCTGAACAACGGAGGTTTTCTCAACCTCAGCGAAGTAGTCCTGAGACATCACCGGGTCCAGGTAACCCTGGAACATCGTGTCGCCGGTCAGGGCCACCGTATCGGGGGTATTGAATGCAGGCATTTCTGTTTGTCTTCTTTCTTGAAAAGGAAGGGTTTAGGCGCCGACCATCCGCTTCACGGTCTCCAACAACGGATCACCGTTCAGCGGCAGCACATTGCCCGAACCCTGAGATGGGTCAACAGGGCGCTCCCGGGTGGGAGCTTTATCCAGAAGCGACTTCACACGCTTCACGCTGTCCGAAACCGTGGCCTCATCGTCACCCTGGATCAGGGCGGCCACATCCAGAACATCCTCGGCTGGGATGCCCTCAGCGAGAACAGTCTTCAACTTCAACAACTCCAGGTTGCGGGCGGAATGCTCGGCCTGAAGATCGTTGAACGCTGCGTCCTGCTCACCATGAGACTTCTTGAGTGCCTCGATAGCCGTGAGGGCTTCGTTGCGTTCAGTCCGGTACTTCGCGTTCTCCCTGCGAACCTTCCTGATTTCCTCAAGCATGCCGCTGTCCTCTGGGGTGACCTCCGGGGCCACAGCAGATTCAGTGTCGGCGGTAACGGCTTCGTCTGACATGTTGGTTGCCTCCTGGGCGTAGTTGAGAACCCATCAAGGGCTCACGGTTTTCCTTAACTCAGGCCGCGTTCAGGGCGGCCCAGTCAGTTGCGTTGGCCTCACCCGCGGCGATCATCTGCCGCAGCTGGTTGAGTGCCTCACGATTCAGGGTGGTTTTGTACCACCCAGGTTTGCCCTTATTCGGCCCGTACTTAGGGCCGTTGCGGGAGTAGAACTTCTTGTCCGGTTCGGCTTCCAAAGCGTCCTCGGCGCGGCGGGAAGCTTCCTCCCACAACGTGAACGCCCTCTGCGATGCCCGCCGGCCAACCCAGTTCTCCAAATCGAAAACCGGGACGACTTTGCAGTCGCAGTTCGTGTGGAAACGGTCCTCCGGGGCCATGAACTCCTCAATGTCCCCGAAGAACTCCTCGAGGCTCGACGCCCGGAACATGTCCACCAGCTCGTCGTCGGGTAGATCCACCCCGGCGGACTGCCCCGTGTAATACACAGGGCCGCGGGACACCAACGCCAAACAGAACGCGCACGTCTCTTTCCCCGTGGCGACCCTGGCCCAACCCCGAACCTCGGTGACCGCCAACTCCACTTTGCGGTCCACCGTGACTTTCGACCCGGCCCACGAGGTGACCTCGGCGGTCGGGTTCAACAAATCCCGGAACTCCGCGATCTGCTCATCAGTCAGCTTTACCCGTTCACGGCGCTCGGTGAGTTTGTCGTCCAACGGTTTATCGTTCTTCACCGCGTTGATGATTTGGCGGCGGCCGGCGTTCTCCACTTCACGAACCACCACCGCGGCGACCTGCCCAACCGCCTGCTGCGGGGCGGCTTCCACCGACATCGACGCCCGCACCGGCTCCAAAGCCTGGGCGAACCAGGAGAACTCGTAGGGCTCCAACTCCCGCGCCAACACCGGTAGCTCCGGGTGGGCCTGGCGGCGGGCGATGTCGTAGAAATCCCTGGCCAGCATCGCTGACTGCTCGCGGCGCCGCTGAACCTCCGGGAACAACAGGCGCAGAAACGAAACCCAGTCCGCCGCCGTCAACAAAGGTTGCGCCGCGAACTTCGCGAACTGCAACACGAACCGCACCACAGCAGCCGAGATCAACGCCTGCTGCAACGCATAATCCTCAGCATCCACCAGGCGGCCCTTCTGGTTACGCGCCGATCACGTCCTCAACGGCGGGTTTGGGTTTCGGTTCGGAATACATGCCGGCCAACTGGCCCAAAGGGTTCTCCTCGGCGTCCCAGGCCCGCATCTCCTCACGCTCAGCAATGGAGTACCCGAGGTCGATACGTGCTCTCTCTTTGCCGATCACACCCGCACCGTTGGCGTACAACTTCGTCACCGCATCAGCTTTCGCCGCATAAGTAGGGGTTGAGGGGTCACGCCACACCGACTCCAGGCGGAACATCTCCGGTGGGGCGTCCTGCCCTTTGGCGACTTTGTAGGCGATCCGCATGGCCTGTTCCCACGCCCCACCGAACAGCTTGTTCTTGCGTTCGACTTTCTTCACCAACCGGCTCTCGCTGGACTTGATCGCTTCAGCCGACGCCGGGTTATCCGAAGAGAACGACAGGTACTGCGGCGGCAACCCGGTGTACGCGGCGGCTTTCCGATCCAAAGCGTCGAGGGCGTCAACGAAGTTGCGTAGCTCCGCGGCGGAGAACTGGGTGGCGTTGGCATCCACATCCTCAAACGCCAAAATCCTCGACATGTACGCGTCGAACAGCTGCTTACCCGTCTCCGGGTCCACCCCCAAATCTTCCGGTTTCACCCCGAAGATCAGTCTCTGCGGGATGGCCATCAGTTCCGCTGTTCCCTGCATGTCCATCAAAATGCGTGCAGCCGCGTCGGTGATCGACCGGACCTCCGGGCTGATCTCCGACGTGCCATACGTGTCCGACAGCCGGGTGCGGTTCGCCATCGGGATGACCGGGACGAACCCCAACGAATGCTTCACCCGCGACACCTGAATCCACCGGCCCCGCTCCCGAACCCACTGCACCGTCACATCAGGCAGATACAGGGTCGACGCCACCAAACCGGAACGCTCATCGTCATACACAGCGCGGATCGCTTTGGTGACCTCACGGGTCCGCGGATCAATCACCGCATGCAAACTCGTGGGGGGCTCCACCCGGATGATCGGAACCTCCGGGTCGACATTCACATCAGTGCGTGGGTCCGCCGCCGCCACCGTGATGTAGGCACGCCCATAGATCAGGGCGTCGGTGTGACCCAGCGTGGCCTCCACATCGAGGTCGTTAGCTTGCCACCAGTCCCACAGCTGAGCGTCGCCGTTGTCGGCGCCGCCCATGCGGAACCCCTCCAACTCCTGGCGCTCCGCGATCGCATCCACATACAGGCGCGGGTACCCCACGTGCGCCAGCAGCCGGCGCATCTCCACCGGGACGGCGATACCGATCGCGTCTGGCCTTTTCTCGGCGTCGTAGTAGGCGCGGCTATCCCGGAAAGGGGTTTGCGTGGCTTCAAAAACACTCAGAAGCGCCTCACGCATGTCCTCAATGTCAGCCACTGGCGTTAACTCTCTCTGTAGTCGGCAATCACCCCGGAAGAGGTCACTTGATGACCGACACCCTTCTGCTTCTAGCTTTCCTC